AAAATAAGATATTTATTTGATGATATGTGGATTGCGGCAAATCCTAGTGATGGTGGGTCATCTCTTGGTGCCGCCGCTAGAACATGGGCCTTAGAAACTGGAAAAAACAGAATTAATTGGGTTGACAGCTATCTAGGGTTCGATACTGATAAGGAAGTAGATCCCAAAAGGGTAGCTAAACATATAATGACTAATAATATGGCAGGAGTATTAAATGGTAAAGCAGAGTTTGGACCCAGAGCATTAGGCAATAGAAGTTTACTTGCTAACCCACTTATTGATATAAAAGATACAGTTAATAAAGTGAAGAACAGACAGAAGTTTAGACCTTTTGCGCCAGCTATTCTAGAAGAGTTTGTTGATGAATACTTCGAAGGACCGACTAATAGATATATGCAATACACTGCAAAAGCACTACATGACTATAAGTCAGTGACTCATGTTGATGGAACCGCTCGTGTTCAAACAGTTCACAGTGAAAGCAAATCTATACTACGTCCTATTTTAGAAGAGTTCTATAGTATGACAGGCATACCAATGCTTCTTAACACTTCTCTTAATGTTAGGGGATTGCCAATGGCTAATGATCATGAAGATGGAATTTCATTTAGTTATCAAACTGGTATTAAAGTTTTTAAATAAAAAAAAAATAAAAATATATATTTACCACAATATGTGGTTGTAAGATTATTAGTTTTACTATATACTACACCAATAAGATACAAACACTAATTCGACTGCTAGTTATACGGACTAGCGGGGCCGATAATTATTCACTTAACGAGGTGCTAGATGCTCAAGCTTGTCAACAACAATAGAGATAGGGATACAAGGAATCTCATGTCCGAAACTAAATTCTACGAAGGATATAGTAGGTGGGACGATACAAAAGAACGTTATGAAAGTTGGGACGATTCAGTCTCACGTGTTATGGAAATGCACAGAGATTTCTACGAAGAGAAAATGAGTCCTGAACTCGCTCTATTAATAGATGAAGCAGAAGCATCATATAAGTTGAAGTATGCTCTAGGCGCACAGAGAGCATTACAGTTTGGTGGAGACCAGCTATTGAAGCACATGATGCGGATGTACAACTGCACTTCAACGTATGCTGACCGCCCACGATTTTTCTCAGAGTTGTTCTACGTGCTTCTCTGTGGCGCAGGGGCTGGTTTCTCAGTGCAAAAGCATCATGCCGACAAAATGCCAGATATAGCAGAACGTAAGAAGCAAGCAAAGGGTTGGGTAGTAGAAGACTCTATNGAAGGATGGGCTGATGCTCTTGGAGCACTAATGTCATCATACTTTGTTGGTGGTGGNCAGTTCCCTGAGATGGAAGGCCGTAAGGTATATTTCGATCTTACTCATGTGCGTCCAAAGGGTGCTATGATTAATGGTGGATTTAAAGCCCCCGGNCCAGAGCCATTGCGTAGAGCATTAGATAANATTGAACATCTTATTCAATCACAAGTTCTAAATGGTGCTACTCGCCTAAAGCCTATTCACATTTACGATATAGCAATGCATGGTTCAGATGCAGTGTTGGCTGGTGGTGTAAGACGATCCGCAACGATCTGCTTGTTCAGTGCAGACGATGAAGAAATGATTAGTGCTAAAACAGGTAACTGGTTTGTTGATAATCCACAGCGTGGACGTTCTAACAACTCAGCGGTTATTGTACGAGATGAGATCAAGCGTGAAGACTTTAGAGATATCATGCAGTCCATCAAAGAGTTTGGAGAGCCCGGTTTCTTCTTTGTGGATGACAAAGATATTACTACTAACCCATGTGTCGAGATTGGAATGTTTCCACAGATAGATGGAGAGAGTGGTTGGCAGGGATGTAACTTAACAGAGATCAATGGCTCTAAGTGTACATCTAAAGAAGAGTTCTTTAAGGCGTGTCGTACAGGTGCTATTATGGGAACGCTTCAAGCTGGTTATACTGATTTCAAATACCTAACAGAAACAAGTAAAAAAATATTTGAGCGTGAAGCATTGTTAGGTGTGTCGGTCACAGGTTGGATGAATAATCCAGAAATATTGCTGGATGCAGAAGTTCAGCGTGAAGGCGCAGAGATTGTTAAGAAAGTTAACAAAGAGGTTGCTAAACTTATTGGTATCAATGCCGCCGCCAGAACCACGTGTGTAAAGCCATCTGGTAACGCTTCAGTTCTTTTACAAACAGCATCTGGTATTCATGGTGAGCATAGCCCACGCTACATTCGCCATATTCAACTTAACAAAGATACTGAGGTTGGACAGTTAATAGCGAAAACTAATCCATACATGGTTGAAGAGTCTGTATGGTCATCTAACAACACTGATTACTGTGTAGGTTTCCCAATCATTTCACCTAAGGGTTCTTTGTATCGGGAAGACTTGTATGCAACAGAGTTGTTGGAAAAAGTTAAGCTGGTTCAAAATAATTGGGTAGAGGCTGGCACAAATGTTGAGTTATGCGCTAACCCAAAGACACGTCACAATGTATCCAACACTGTAACAGTAATGCCGCATCAATGGTCTGAGATCGAAGACTATGTTTTCGAAAACCGTCATAGCTTTGCTGGTATTAGTTTCTTGGCTGGTATGGGTGATAAAGACTTTGCACAGGCTCCAATGACAGAAGTATTGTCAGAAAAGGAAATTGTGGAAAAGTATGGTAAGGCCGCATTATTTGCGTCAGGTCTTATCGTAGATACTCGCAAGGCTGGATTTCGTGACTTGTGGGAAGCTACAATGATAGCTCAAACTCCACCTGAGTATCTTGGCGAAGTGTCAGATCAACGTGCTGAATGGCTACGTAGATTTAATAAGTTTGCTGATAACTACTTCATGAATGATTTGAAAGAGACAGAGTATTGCCTTAAGGATGTTTTCCTTCTACACAAGTGGGAGAAGATCCAGCAAAACATTAAGCCAATAGACTTTGTTGGGGAGCTTGCTGAGAAGAGGTTCACTGACATAGACACTATGGGTGCGATTGCTTGCCAAGGTGGTGCTTGTGAAATAACCTTTTAAGGAGTAAGACATGGAAGAAGAATATTGGGCAGAGTGTATTGCTTGCGAAACTGAGACACAAGTATTAGTTGTGGATAGTGAAGAGGTTCCTCAATATTGTCCGATGTGCGGGTCTCCCTTGTACTTTGAACAACTAGAAGATTGATTATAAATAGTCCCATGTAATAGTGGGGCTATTTTTTTATGTGGTATTATGATGATGANGTGTTTGATGAAACACCAGAAGAGTATCAAGGATTNGTGTATCAGATAACTGAGTTAGACACTGGTATGAAATACATTGGCAAGAAGTTCTTTTGGAAGCCAAAGAAGCTCCCTATCACTAGGACACGTAAGAGAGCCATTAGGAGCCGTTCTGAGAGCGATTGGCGTAAATACTATGGCAGTAGCACCGAAGTAAAAATGCTAGTGGAAACTAAAGGGGCAGAAAACTTTAGAAGAGAGATACTAAGACTCTGCAAGACAAAGGGCTTATGCTCATACTATGAAATGAAATATCAGATAGAAAGAGATGTTCTCTTAAAACCTGACGAATATTATAATGCATTTATTGGAGGAAAAATACACCGTAAACATATACTGGGGAAATAAAATGCAAAATGAATATGACGTAGTAGTAATCAAGGTTCTAGATGGAGACACAGTAGATGTCGATATCGATCTAGGATTTGGTGTTTGTCTTAAAGATGAACGAGTAAGGATCATGGGTATCGATACACCTGAGTCAAGAACATCTGATAAGGTAGAAGATCTATTTGGCGAAGCGGCAAAGGCTCGACTGATAGAACTTATGAAAGATGGCGGTAAACTAATCACAACAGAAGATAGACATGGCGAAGACATGAAGGGTAAGTTTGGACGTATCCTTGGAGACTTTCGTGTACCTGATGGGCGTAAGGTCACAGAGATCTTAACTGAAGAAGGACATTGTGTTCCATACTCTGGTGGATCTAAAGAAGATACTATAGCGGCACATGAGGTTAATAGACAACGGCTACTTGAAGAAGGTGTTGTTGACAAAGCTGAGTATGCTAAACAGGTAATCTTAATGGCTGAAAAACACAGACATTTAAACCAAGACCCTCATGATGGATAAAAAANGGGTTGACGAATCGTCAGATTAGTATATAATAAACTAAAGGTTTTTGAGGTGGATAGTATATCCATATTATATTAGGAGTAAGACCAGTGATTTTGATTGATTATAATGCTGTAGCTATCGGAAGTGTGATACTACAGAAAGATGAGATGAATGAGGATTTGTTAGGCATCTCATCTTAAACAACGTAAGAATGTATCGTAATAAGTTTAAAGACA